CTTTTCTTTGCAACCCTTTTGATATAAGGTTTCCTTCTGCATCAAATTTTCCAAGCAATCCTCTCCCTGCATATTGCGTATCATTAATTATTTTCAAGTCTTCTGCTGACAAACCTAATTCGTCTGCTTGTGCTTTGGTAAAACCTTTAGTTCCAAATGCGTCAAATGCGTCAAAGTTTATTTCTTTAACATCTATCCCGCTTTCTTTCATATAATCTAATCCAAACTTTTCTATCTCTGCCAGTCTTCTAAAATACTCTTTTCTTTCCGGAGACAAATAATCATCCCATTCTTTTAATTGTTGATTAGATGCTATGTTTTGTAATGTTATATTATCTAAATCACCTAATAATTCTTTTGGAACTGCGTCAGGTGACAGGTCTCCAGAAGTTATTGCCCCATGTTTTGAAGTCGGGGTTCTGTCGATATTCCCAAACAAAGTATCTGCTGTCCCTTTAGAGTTTAGCCAATTTTGTATAAGGGCAGCAAGATTGTCTATAGTATGCCCGCCTGTTGTTCTAAGAACTTTTGCGTATTCTGGAATCCCGTTTACTGTAATTCTAGGGTCTATACGTTTTGCAAGACCTCTTATTAGAGCTTCTGGTTTACGTGCCATAGCTTCAAACTTTTTGGAAGTTCCAAAATCTTTTAATTTTTTTGCTGCCCTAGCGTACCATCTAGCATCAAATTCGTTTTGAACGTCTGATATAATGGTTGTTTGACTTTCTACTTCTATTTCTTTTTTTGCTGGACCAATTGCTTCTCCTAGTGTTTCAGAGAGTGGGTTAGTTTTTTTCTCAAGATTTTTTAAATTGTTATCTATTATTTTTTCTGCTTGTAAGGTTGCTCCGACACGCCTTGCTCCCATTCCAAATGTACTAGCTCCAGCTAAACCTCCTGCTAAACCACCTATTATAGCTCCGGGTGTTCCTCCTATTTTTTCTCCTGTTTCTTGCCCTAATCCAGCTCCTGCTGTTATTGCAATTTCACCACTTGCTCCCAATCCTAATTGTTTGACTCGAGCTAATTTACCTACAGCTCTGCCTTTTGGCAAGTAAGCTACAGGTTCTATACCTGCTGCTAGTATTTTTGCTCCCATTCTTAATCCCG